ACTCGAACAGTTTATGGGCTAGTTCCTAGCCTGAATAAGTACCCAGCAAGCCACCACGCATTAGAAGATTGCAAACGTCAAATTGACTTGTTGCACGATGCATTAGAATATCTCAAAGTAAAGGAACTGGTATGATCATTGGAATCTGCGGATTCATAGCTACCGGCAAAGACACTATTGCTGACTATCTTGTTAACTTACATGGATTCCGTAGAGAAACATTCGCTAACAGTTTAAAAGATGCTGT